GGCTAATACCAAGTATGCAGCGTCTTCTCGTAACAAAGCTCGTAAAAAGTATCGAGGACAAGGAAAAGGATAATGAGTCAACTTGTTGTCAATCTACCCATGACAAAGGTTTGGGTTCGTAAAGAATACTTACGTGATTTGCAGGATGGATTTGGTGAATTTGTGGAGGGCATCTGGATATCGGCAAAATCGATACCCGGTCGCGCTTTTTATTTTGAGACGTATTTGCCGGAGTATGGTGCAATGTATGATAAATTGCCCATCAGTGCGTTTGTATCGCGTCCAGAAACTCCAAGTCCAGATTTAGATTTATCAAATCTTCAATTTTGGAATTGTATGGACTATGGAATCATATGCATTGAAAAACATTTCATCAAACATATGGATTTTGAAGTCTTTTCTCGCAATTATGGAGTCATAAAAGGCAAATATCACTTTACTTTGGACAATTATCATGCAGATTTAAACTCTGTTGATACTGATGTTAGTGAAATGCCCGATGAACACAAATCACATAACTGTATTGAACTTGAAAATGGTCAATTTGCACTCTATCCAACCAATCGAATGAAGATGTATGATCTTTCATTGACTCCTCAAGAACCGAAAATGCCAGATTTTTTGACTTCAACCACTGTTTTTCAGATTGAAAGAGGTATTCGATGGGGTAGATTGGGAGATACTGATGAATATTTCTGGCAGACTCCCGAAGAAAAGCAAAATAAATAGATTTTTTACCCCAAAATGAGTTGGAAAAGTTTTCAATGGGTAAACACCTGCTCCTAGAGGTGTATAATGTCGATTTTAATCTTATTAATAACGCTCAGTGCCTCGAAAATGTAATGATTGAGGGCATAAGAAGAGCAAAAATGACGATTTTAAACAGTTTTTCACACTGTTTTCTTCCACAGGGATGCACAATTGTGATTGCTCTTGCAGAAAGTCACGTTTCTTGCCACACTTGGCCAGAAAAGGGGTGCATTGCTGTTGATGTTTACACGTGTGGAGAGAAAAATCCAAAAATAATTGCCGTAGAGATACTTAAATACCTCAATTCGGACACTTATAGTTTAAGAGAAGTATATCGTTAAATAAAAATAAGGAGATAGCAACCTCCTTCATAAAAGTTCTGTTTTATTTTATTAAAACAGGAGCAAAATGTCGAACTTACCCGTAGATCGCGATTCAAATTACATGAGAGAGATGTGGGGCACTTCCCGTCTCGTTACAGACTATCAAGAAGTTAAACCAAAAAGAGTCATCCAAGAAGTGATGCATGACTTGGCACCTAAGCATGACCTAAAAAAGCAGCAAGAGTTGCATGAAAGAATTCGTAATGATAATGACTATGATGATTGGGAGTATGGAACGGAGCCAACATATGGATCTTCTTGGAAATAAGCATAAATAATCCAAGAAATTTTATATCCGATGGCAGTAACTCGAATATCTAGATCATTTAAGGATATTAGTCTGTCTTTTGATCCACATCCCGTGACGAAAGACCTGCCAATTTTGAAGAATCAGAGTGCTATCATCCGCTCGATTCGCAATCTTGTAGAAACAATCCCAAATGAAAGATTTTTTAATCCAAATTTGGGATCCAACGTTCGCTCTAGTTTATTTGATTTTGTTGATTTTGCTACAGCTTCTGTAATTAGAGAACAAATTATTAATACAATTTCTAATTACGAACCTAGAGTTGATAATGTAGACATTGAAGTTAGTCCAAGTCCCGACACAAATGAATTTGAAGTAACTGTAATTTTTGATATTATCGGACAAGAAGTTCCAACACAACAGTTTTCATTCATATTAGAGGCAACAAGATAAAATGCCTTTCACTCAATTTACGAATCTAGATTTCGATCAGATAAAAACTTCAATCAAAGATTATCTCCGTGCTAACTCAACATTTACGGACTTTGATTTTGAAGGATCTAACTTTTCTGTTTTAATTGACACCTTAGCGTATAACACATATATCACAGCATTTAACTCCAATATGGTTGTGAATGAATCTTTTCTAGATTCTGCAACTGTCAGAGAAAATGTAGTCTCACTATCTAGAAACATTGGATATGTTCCATATTCAAGAAATGCTGCGAGTGCAATTGTTTCATTTAGTATCACCGTAGAGCCAGACCAACTACTACAGGATGGAACTCCTGTCTATACCCCGTCAGTCACGCTGCAAGCAGGTCTTGTATGCACGGGTCTCGTGAGAGGGTCTTCATACGTATTTTCGATTCCAGAAAGTATTACAGTGCCCGTTGTGAATGGTGTAGCATCTTTTGACAACATTACAATTCGAGAAGGAACATTCTTAACAAAGAAATTTACTGTAAACGCATCATTAGACCAAAAATTTGTATTAGATAATTCTTATATTGATACATCGACAATCAGAGTTTATGTAAAAGGTGTAAGTGATAGTGGTCTTGGATCTTTGTATTCTTTGGTCGATAATATTTTTGATGTAAACTCAAGCTCAGAAATCTTTCTAATTCAAGAAGTCCAAGATGAAAAATATCAACTTCTGTTTGGAGATGGTATTTTTGGTAAAAAACTTGAAAACGCTTCAGTTATTACTGCAAATTATATTGTAACCAGCGGTAAAGATGGAAATGGTGCTGACACATTTGCATTTGCAGGATCTTTTAAAGATGCCGATGACCAAAACGTAATTGTAACAAACACAATTACGGTTACTACAAATCAAAGTGCTCAGAATGGATCTGATATCGAAACCATTGATTCAATTCGCTATTTTGCTCCACGATTGTATTCATCACAATACAGAGCAGTCACTGCAAGTGATTATGAATCGATTATTAAATCTAAAATTTATAGAAATGCAGAGTCAGTTTCTGTCATTGGAGGAGAAGAATTAGACCCTCCAGAGTATGGTTCAGTTTCGATTAGTATTAAACCAAAAAATGGTACTTTTGTTTCAGATTTCGATAAAGAGCAAATTCTCTCCAAGCTAACACAATATAGTGTTTCTGGTATACGCCCCAAAATTATAGATCTTAAAATACTGTATGTTGAAGTTGAATCTTATGTTTATTACAATTATAATCAGGTTGGAAGTGTTTCTGATTTAAAAACAAGAGTAACCAATTCTCTTAACAAATATTCTCAATCTGTTGATTTGAATAAGTTTGGGGGTAGATTTAAATATAGTAAGTTACTTCAGGTAATTGATAACACAGATACTGCAATTACTTCAAATATCACTAGAGTAAGAATTAGAAGGGATTTAAAAGCACTCATAGACCGTCCAGCACAATATGAAATATGTTTTGGTAATCAATTTCATGTTAACGAAACGGTCAATAAAATTGGATACAATATCAAATCAACAGGATTCAATATCAAAGACGAACCGGACACAGTATATTTGACAGATACCCCAAATTCGGATGGAATTACAGGAGTAATTTCGATAGTAAAACCGATTGAGTCCTCTACTGTAGGAGTTGCCACTACAACGTCTTTATCCCCATTTATTGTAGTTCAATCTGCCGGTGTTGTAAATTACAAAAACGGAGAAATAACTCTCAATACAGTTACAATTACAAATACTGATTTATCAAATGATTTAATACAAATTCAAGCATATCCCGAATCAAATGATGTAATCGGTCTTAAAGACCTTTATATATCATTTGATGTTTCGGAAAGTGAAATAAATATGGTAAAAGATACAATTGCATCTGGAGAAGATATATCCGGTGTTGTTTTTACAAAAAATTCTTATCGTTCAAGCTATTCAAACGGGAAATTAATGAGGTCATAATATGATACAGACGGGTTTTGAATCTAGGGTAAAAATACAGCAAATAATCGACAGTCAACTTCCAGAATTTATCTTAGACGAAAGTCCAAAGGCTGCAGAGTTTTTAAAGCAGTATTATATTTCTCAAGAGTATCAAGGTGGTCCAGTAGATATTGCTGAGAATCTAGACCAGTATATTAATATCGATAATCTCATTCCAGAGGTAGTTTCAGGATACACGACTCTTGTAGGAGATATAAGCGCATCATCAACAAGTATTACTGTATCAAATACTAAAGGATTTCCTCAAAAGTATGGATTGTTAAAAATTAATGATGAAATCATTACATACACGGATTTATCTGAAAATACTTTTACTGGTTGTGTAAGAGGATTTAGTGGAGTTACAAACTACCATCAAGATTTAAAATATGGGGAATTGGTTTTTAGTGAATCTTCTGCAAGTTCTCACACTTCTGGGACTTCTGTAGAAAATTTAAGTTCTTTATTTTTACAAGAATTTTATAAAAAAATAAAGTTTAGTTTAACTCCTGGATTAGAAGGTCTTAGTTTTACAGAAAACTTAAATGTTGGAAATTTTATAAAGGAAGCAAGAACTTTATATGAATCTAAAGGAACTACAGAATCTTTTAGAATCTTATTTAATGTTTTGTATGGAGAAACTCCGAGCGTAATTGATTTA